TTTACCCCATCCTGTTCCTTTAAATATGATCGATGGCGCGCTAAACACGCGCATCATTGGGTAGCTGCAGCACAAGGGTGCGCTGTCGCCGTGTGTATTTACCGGGTGATTCATCTCTGATTCACCGCCGCATTGATCGCAGCGATATAGGTAACTAGGCATCTATATCCTCATCTCTAGCGCGTTCGGTGTCTAATAACATCTCAATGCCCATAACGCCACAGCCTAAGCATTGTACGCAAACTACGTTAGGCGGTAAGTTAATAAACTCATCTACGATCTTATGAGTTTGCATACCGCTGCCTATCTTGGCGCAAACCCTGCAGTTAATCCTCAGTAATGCCATATACGGACTTCCTTAATGCATCCATCTCGAATAACTCACGTTGAGATACCCAGAAATTGCCATCAGATGCGTTATAGTATTTAGGTTTTTTAGCCCATAACACGGGCATCCAGCCGATGATCTGATATACCGGACTCTTATTACAGACAAGGATTGCTACATCGCTAAGCCTTGGGTAATCCTTATGTATGATTAAATGGCCGTTAATGTATTTGGTCCACTTAACCTCAAACCCTAGATTGCCTAACTGTATATCTGGTGCATCGTGGAAAGTATTAACGGTAGGTATGAAATTACGGATACCCATGTATTGCGCTACTGCTATTTCTGCGCCAGCAGCCTCACTATGCTCAGCTACGAACTCGTGAAAGTTTATCTTTGTGTTATATCGGCCAGCATGGTCGGGCGTATTAGCCTTCTCGCCTGTACTACGGGCAAACCCACTAGCTGCTGCCTGTAGTTCCTGCGATCGATCTAATATAACCTGGACTATCTGGGCCATCTCAGTTATAGCCATATTGGTTTGCATTGATCGCCGCGTGACTTGCTGCTACAAGTGTATCCACGGTACTTCGATCCAGTTTTAGGGCTTACGCCTTCCTTGTAAACCATCCTGCCATGACTGCAGATAGGTGCAGGATCTACGATCTCGCCGCCTAGTTGCGATTTGATATCGGCAATAGTTTCAGCTGCAGGCCGCACACTTCCGACACCTTCAACCTTTACTGCAGGTATGGCAGTAGCCCATAGATCAACCTCTACTGCAGGCTGAGCCTGTAAGCGTTCTACCTTTTCCATGTCCTGGCGTGTAGGCCTGGCATCGCTAGGCATCAGTAACCCAATGGCTCGACCGATGGCAGACGTGCTGCAGTTCTCGATCCAGAAATCTCTGTTTACGCCTCGATCAGTACGCAGCTCATAGGCATAATCAACAGCCGCCGGTACTACATCCTCATGCTCACGGAATACGCTGGCACGGATGATTACATAACCATCCTTAACGTTTAACTCTACGATTTCGGTAATGATTCGGCCTGAGATGTGGGTTTCTCTAAACCGCTTAATGCGGCTGTTTACATCCTCATAATTATTTAAATCAAAGGCCATTATTTGACCACACGATCACTAGCTACACGCATACCAGCTGCGCGGCCACGATTGTAGCCATCCTTTACGCCTTCTTTGTAGCCGATCGACCAACCTACTAAAAACCATGCAACGCTGACCAATAAAACTATTACTGCTACTTTTGTTATATCCATTTACTTCGCCCTTGTTTGGGTTAAGCCGCACTACACCGAATTAGGTAGCCCTGCCTAACGTGTAAATTAAGGGTAAAGCCTGGGTATGACAGTTGGCAATAACCGACACGCCTAGCGGCTAAGTAAAATCTCCATAATGGTATCTACCTTGGCCTCGATGCGATCAACGCGACCCCTTAGGTTATGGCCGCCATTGTTATCCGTGCGTAATTCGCTTAGGTAATACTTAACTAGATGGCGTACCAGCCCAGCCGCAAACCCGATAAGGGTGCAGATTGCTATAACTATCGCTAAAAGCGACTGGGCGGCCGTCATTACTTAACGCCGAAAGTGCTATCGGATGGATTCATGGCGCGCAATAATGGGCCAAGTAGTCCAGCGATAAATGCATTACCTAGTGTTTTCCAGTCGGTAATGCCGGACATGTAAAGCGCAGCAGCGCAGCTAAAAGCGGCGCGTAAGTATGAAAGGCCAGCGGCCTTAGCTTGTTCCTTCATGGTCTTACTCCTAAATGCCCTTAGTTTGTTTGGTATGCCAGCCCTAATTTTTCAATTAGCTTTGCAGTTTTTACAGGGTCTTGTGCTATCTCCCAATGCATTTCATCTTTGCGTAACCAATTACCGCCCCAGTTAAGGCCGTATTTTTTAGTCAATGCCTGGATCATTGGAATTTTCTCAGCTGGGAACGTGCCAGCCTTACCTAACGGGTGTTTAGTTGCGTTAAGGTCAATGGCTGTACCCGATGCATGGTTACTTAACTTGCCCGGTACGCCTCGAACATCACGATAGCAGTAGCCCCAGTCATCTAATGTGCCGCCATCGATCGGCTCGATCAGTTCATTAAACTGCTCAGCAAAGGCAACAAGTAAAGGCGCAGCAAAATAGGCGCATCGCAGCTTGATCTTTGTACCCTTAATTGGGTAAGACTTGATACGGATCGACTCAACCTCTTTAGAGGCTGGCCAGCCGTTATAGCTGATTGCCGTCATTAGATGGCCTTACTGGGCGTAGATCGGTTGCAGTTAGTCCAGCAGCATAGGCATCCTCGACTACAGCAATAAACTTGCCATTGACTTCATAGGTAGATGTATATGCAGTAGTTGGCTGGGCGTGTGTATCTATCTCACCTGTAGCTGAGTTAGTTGGATAAATTGGATAACCTAATTGCTGGCATAAGGCATCATGCCACGCGTTAAATTCCTCGATCGAATCCCATTGGTAAAACATTACAGCCCCCATTTAGCAGCTAGATAATTTGAATTTTTAGTAATATCCGCACCGCTTAGAATTGAGTTATAGATAAGAATTTCACATATACCGCCATCAAACGATTCAGAATAATTTACATAACCACCTACGTTTAACGGCTGTGACGGGTTACTTGCACTTGCTGTACCCGTATAGGTATTGCTATTCCAGGCTAATGTGCCATTTTTGTAGATTAATCCACGGTTAGCTGCTGTTGCGTTACTTGTATCGCTTACTATTGCAATTTGTTGGGCAGTATTATCGGTAACGCTAGATGCTGCAGCTGCCAACCAATTATAAGTACCTGGGTTATTTGTGCCAACGCCTGCAAAAATGGTATCTCCTGGATTAATTACCCAAGAATATGAAGGTACATTGGCTACGGATCCATCGCTACAATCGAATATCGATCTATTATCCGCAGCTGTATCAGCAAACATAACTAAAAATACTGTAGTGCCAGTTGAATTTGTTAAAAATTGCCAAGATCCAACGCTTGCATTAGACGATAAGACATCGTTAGTACCATCAAAATCAATCATATTTTTGCCATTTTGGGTACGCGTACCGCTTTGTGGTTGTTTAGTACCAGTTGCCTGTACTAGATGCAACGCATTAGCCGATTTATCGTTCCATTGGGTAACACTAGATCCTGTTTTACTAATGGTTGCAGTATCGGCGGCATCGTACCAAGCCTTGTAACCAGCTACAGGGGCTGCTGGAGTAGTGGGCGAGATCGTAGCTACAAGTGAGTTAATCATTATGCAATAGCACCCACGACATACCAGGTATCTGTAGCAGTTTTAATACAAGCTGCAGATTTATATTGGGTTACTGTTGGCGATGCAGCTGTAGCACCGGCACTTAAAACTGTTGTTGTACCGCTGGTTACGGCTGAAATGGTGCAAGTACCTGCGCCAATAGTTAGCACCGTAATAACCGTACCTACTGGAAATGCCACGGATGCATTAGTAGGGATCTTAAAGGCGTTAGCCGATGCATTATTCATCGTTACTAATACCTGGTATTGGTCGGTCAATACCGCTGTGTAAGTTGTGCCTGTCTGGGCATTAAGGGTAAATGCCACTAGGCCGTTAAACATGCCTGCGGTCATTACGTCACCCGTTACCGCTGGGAATCCTGTAGCCATTTATTTATCTCCTTTAGTAAGAAAGTACATTTTGTCCTAAAACTCCATAGTTAGCGTTACCAATAATAAACCCATCGATCACGGGCTCAAGTGTAGTAAAGGTAGTGCGCCATTTATTCGGTGTAACGCTGTGTGCCACGCCAAATACTTGAAGTGTTTTTGTCAGAGTCGAGCTACCCGGCTGATTTGTCGTGATCGTTACAGGATCAAAGAAATCAAGATCAAGCGCGGCTACGATGCCATTGGCATAGTTATCTGTGTAAAGGTCTAGCTCGATCGCATCGCATCTCACGCTGGTTTCGGCACGGCTTGCAACATACGCACGGGCATAGTCCAGGGCTTCTGCATCGGTCTGCATTAATAAGTCTTGTTGATTGTAAGTATGAGCAAAATATTTAGCCACACTAGCTGCGTTGGTGGCATTTTGAACCGTGCCACCAGTTCTAGTTATATTGGCCTGATTAAATACAAGGGTGTCATCAGTACGCCATATCGCATTGAAATAGCCAATGTCTGTGCCGTTATCGTTAAATACTGTAGGTGTACCGCCGATGCTGGCCGTAGTAACTAAACGGTCTTGAAAAGTCCACGAGCCAGATGCATCTACATATATAGCACCGTATTCGCTATTTGTGGCTGTCTGTAAAGCTGCTAGGGCTGTACGCGCTGTGCCAGGATCGTTCTGCAGTTGCGTAAGCCCGGCATCTACGTCACGCATGGACGCTGGCCAGTCAATTTCATCAAGTATCTCGTTAATGCGTGTACCACTAAGGTCGCCAGC